AAATATATAATAATATTAAAAAATTAAATGATGCCGATAGATTATAAAGAAACAACAGAACCAAGTTACTACTCAGGAACTAAGTATGGCTACTCAGCTAGAAAAGTAGTAGAGGACTTTGACTTATCTTACAATTGTGGAGTTGCAGTTTCTTACCTACTCCGTGCAGGAAAGAAAGAGGGCAATCCTGCTGAACAAGATATACAAAAAGCAATAAACCATTTACACTTTGAACTAGACAAGCTGTATAACAAAAGTAAAGTTAAAACTGGAGGGTTAGCAAAATGACTTTATATGCTTGTAAATGCGGTAAAGAAGAAAAAGAAGTAGCAAAGGCTAAGATTATCTTTGTTGATGGAAAATGGGTTACTGATGTTAAGTGTGGGTGTGGAAAGTATATGGATAGTGAGCCAACAGAAGGAATGCCTAATCTAAAACGTACAGAACCATCATTAAGCAAAAGACGTGATATGTTATGGGAGGGAGCAAAAGAAAAGCTAATAGGCGAAAGAGGCATCAATGAGGACTTTTAAATAAATTAACAAAAATTCTATTATATACTATGAAACTAAAAATCAATGAAATAAACCTAAATGAAGAAAACCCTAGAACTATTAAAGAAGTCAAATTTAAAAAACTTGTAAAAAGCGTAAAAGAATTACCACAAATGCTAGATATGAGACCAATTATAGTGGATGAAAAAAGAACTATACTAGGTGGCAATATGAGATACAGGGCTTGCGTTGAGGCTGGATTAAAGGAAGTGCCTGTATTTGAATACACAAAGAAACACCATAAGACTACAGACGCTTATAAAATACACAAAAAGACTTATAAAGAAACCTGCGAGGAAATAGTAGTAAAAGATAATGTTTCGTTTGGTGATTGGGACTGGGATATGCTGGGTAACGGTTATAGCTTTAATTTACTAGATGATTGGAGTGTAGATTTACCTAGTGGAATGTTTAGGGAAGAACCTGATTATTCTATATTGGACGATGAAAACTTTGAGGAGGAGCTAGACTTAATGGAGGGAGACGTAAGAAGAGCCTTACAAATACCATTTGAAGCAAAAGATTATGAGGAGGCTAAAGAAATATATAGGCTATTAGTAGGTAAGGGCGCTTATGTAGGTGGATTATTACTAGATTTATTAAGATTAGAAAAAGACAGTTTATGAAAAAAATAGAATTGATACAAGTAGAGCATAATGTAAAAGTTGGTGATATATGCAAAACTATAGAGCCAAACATAACAGAAGATTGTATATTTATGTTTGAGGGTGAGCCTGTAGGGTTTTTTATTACTCAAATTACAGGAAAACTAAAACAATTTATTGAGATAGCTAATAACGAATTTAGAAGTGAAAGAGTACCAAAGAGCATTATGGCTAGAGCTAGTGGAGTTGAGCAGTATAGCACGATAATAGGAAGTGTACCGCCAAAACCACATTTAAGACGCCCCTATCCTAGTGTGTCAAGCGTGCATAATACAAAAAGTGCTAGAATATTTATTAAAGCAATGATGGGCGCTTGTAGAGAGGCTGAAGCAATACTTAAAGAGATACTGCCAGAACAATATGAAAAACAAGTAAAGCTAATAGAGGAATATGTACCAAAGAAATACAGGTTTGGTAAATGTTTTACTAGCAGTATTAATAATTACAATATACCCGCACCATTTCATAGAGATACCGCTAATATTAAAGGTTGTGTAAATGTAATAATAACAAAAAAATTAGACGCTACAGGAGGGAATCTTCATGTGCCAGATTATAGCGCTACAATGAATAGTAGTGATAATAGTATGCTTGTATATCCTGCTTGGCGAAACGTACATGGTGTTACACCCATTATACCAACTAAAGAGGGGGGTTATAGAAACAGCTTGGTATTTTACCCTTTAGCGTCTTTTAAAGGTAAAGAATAAGACAAATGAGACACAATAAAAAGGAAGCACTACTAAATGCTCTAGAAAAAAGTTTAGGGGTTGTTACTACGGCCTGTAAGCAGCTAGATATAAGTAGAGCTACATATTACAGGTGGCTATCAGAAGACGAAGAGTTTAGTAAGTCTGCTAAAGAAATACAAAACGTGGCTTTAGATTTTGTAGAAAGTAAGCTGTTTGAGCAAATACAAGAAAGCAGTACGGCAGCCACAATCTTTTATCTAAAGACTAAAGGAAAAAAACGAGGGTATGTAGAAAGATCAGAACTTGACCTTAGCTCAGGTGATGAGCCGATTAAGATTAATGTAAATATCAAGGGGGTTGAATATTGATACAGAATTTACAAGCACTCAAGCAGAAGCAATAGAATATCTATTTGATAAAACCACTACTGAAGTATTATTTGGTGGAGCAGCAGGTGGTGGAAAGTCTTGGGTAGGCTGTAGTTGGTTAATTCTTATGTGTCTGAAATATCCAAAGACAAGATACTTAATGGGCAGGTCAAAATTGGATAGCCTTAAAAAAACAACTCTCAATACTTTTTTAGAAGTATGTGAAGCGTGGGGTTTGAAGGCTAACAAGCATTATAATTTTAATGGAGGATCTAATGTCATAAAGTTCTATAATAAGTCAGAGATAATGCTCAAGGATTTATTCTTGTACCCAAGTGATAGGAACTTTGACAACTTAGGTTCATTAGAAATAACAGGGGCATTTATAGATGAAGCAAATCAAATAACTGAGAAAGCTAAAAATATTGTAGCCTCAAGAATGAGATATAAGTTGGATGACTATGGATTAATTCCAAAGATGTTAATGACCTGTAATCCTGCTAAGAATTGGGTGTACACTCAATACTACAGACCATCAAAAGAAGGTAAGCAAAAACCATACAGAAAGTTTATCCAGAGCCTTGTAGATGATAATGAATTTATTTCTAAGTATTACAAGACACAGTTACAAACATTAGATGAACTCAGTAAACAAAGATTACTATTTGGGAATTGGGAATATGATGCAAGTAAAGATAATTTAATTGAATATGATGCTATAATAAATATGTTTGCTCAAAAAGGAATAGAAGGTCAAAAGTTTATAAGTTGTGATGTAGCACGTTTTGGAAGCGATAAGACAGTTATAATGTATTGGGAGGGGTTACATATTAAAACAATAAGAACGTTGCTTAAATCGGCTGTAAATGACGTTGTAGACGAAGTAAGGCAGTTACAACAGGCTAACGGTGTACCATTACGTCATATTATTATAGATGAGGATGGAGTTGGGGGTGGGGCTAAAGATTTTCTCAGGTGTCAAGGATTTACTAATAATGCAAGACCATTAAAAAAAGAGAATTATCAAAACCTCAAGACTCAGTGCTATTACAAGTTAGCTGAATTAATTAACAAAGGGCAAATAGGAATAACTTGTCCTGATATAAATGTAAAAAATCATATCATAGAAGAGTGTGAGCAAGTAAGAATGAAAGACGCAGACAAAGATAATAAGCTACAGATAGTTCCTAAAGAAATAGTCAAAGACATAATAGGTAGATCCCCTGACTACTCAGATGCTTTATCTATGAGAATGTATTATGAAATAGATGGTAACTTTGGAAAGTATTTTGTTCAATAAAAAAAGGGGTTGCCCATTACAACCCCTTAACCAAACTTAAGAATAGAAGAAAACGTGGCAAATATATAAAACGTTAAACTAAAAAACAACAATTTCTATTATATTATGATGAAAGTCAAAATCAAGAAGGATGGCAAGACAGAAGAGTTTAAACTCATAAGCAGTTGGTCAGATGTTAATCTGGAAACGTGGCTTAAATTAATCGAGTTTGAAACAGGAAGTAAGACGCAAGAAGCAGAAGGAACAATAGCAGCTTTGTCAGATATGTCTAAGCAATTGATTAATCAGCTTAGTCTAAAAGATGTAGCTGTTATTATGGAAAAGATTGCAGAGTTCCAAGCAGGGCAAGATAGTTCTTTAAAAAGGATAATTGAAATAGAAGGGGTTGAATACGGCTATATGCCAGACCTGAATCAAATCACTCTCGGGGAGTATGCCGATTTGGAAACTTTTATAAAGAATGGAATTGAGCAACATTTACCAGAGGTTATGGCAGTTCTTTATAGAAAAGTAACAGAAAAAACTGATAGTGGAGTTTACACTATTGAAGCGTATGGGGGGGATTTAACTATACGAGCCGAACAGATGAAAAAGATGTCAGCTGAACAAGTGCAAAGTGCACTGGTTTTTTTTTATCGTTTCGTCAGCGTATTGTCAGTGACTTCGGAATCATATTTGACCAATCTGCTGAAGGAAATGAAGACTCAATCGTAAGCGAAAGTGTTGGTGAAAAGTGGGGGTGGTTCGGTGTTATGCACCGATTATGTAATGAACAGATAGTAAACTTAGAAAGAATTACAAACTTAGGGCTTTTAGAATGTTTAACTTGGCTCAGTTATGAAACAGATTTGAATGAAAGTCAAAAAATGAAATTAAATGGTAAGCAACAAAACATATAGTAATGTAGTTAATACTCTTCTGAGAATGGGGGAGTACCATAGGCAAATTAGCACAACTTCAGTTGGTGATATTTGGTCAATTAATCTGGAGAAAATGCAGAAGTTTCCATTACTACATATTAACCCTACTTCAGTACAAACAAGTGATGGTTCACTTACTTATAACTTTCAGATATTTATTATGGATATGGTAACAGAAAAGGCTAATTGGACTGAAAGCAATGCAGTTAATATACAGACGCAAGAAACTAACTTTAATAAACTTTACAAAACTTTAAGTAATGAGCAAGATGTCTTCAATGAAACTTTACAAATTGCTACAGACTTTATTGGAATGCTTAGACATTCACAACAACAATCAGCACTAGGTGTTAATGACATTAATGAACCTCTATATTTTACAGAGGATCAATTTAACTTAGAGCCATTCCAAGAACGTTTTGACAATCTTTGTTGTGGGTGGGTATTTAATATGGGCGTATTAGTTCAGAATGATTTTAGTACTTGTAATATTCCTATTGCTGATTTAGGTGCAGCGTACTAATGAAATTTAAAATAGGAAAATATAAAATAATAATAGGATTTTTTAAAATAACAATAATAATATAATATGGCAGACTTAACAGTAACAATTAGCGATTCAGTAGAATTGAACGGATCAACCAGAGGTGGAAGTAATATACTTTCAACCACAGGAATAAATGATGTATTTGAACGGATAGTAACTTGCACACAATCGCAAGATACAATAATAGCAGTATTTGATACAGCTCCTTATAGTAGTCCAGGAGCAATAGATAGAGATAATGCTAAATACATCCGAGTAACTAACTTGGATGCAGTTGAAGAAATTGAATTAGCAGTAGTAGGTGTAGCGACCTCATATATTGTAAGACTAAGAGCAGGTGCATCTCATATACTTTTTAATGGTGATGATATTATAAAAGGAGCAGGGAATACAACTATTGTCTTTGGCGTTACAGATGAATTAGCAAACTTAGAAGCTAGACCAATAGGTACAGAAGACGTACAATTAGAAATATTTGTAGCACTTGTATAATGCTAGTTAATAGTATTGAAAACTATTTAAATGTCTTTGGTCAAAAGGTCATAGATGAGGCTCAAAAAGAATTAAAAGCTGCAAAAGGTGATACGGCTTTAGGTACTTCAATTAGATTTAAAGTTGATCTTACATCTACAGGTTTCAGTACAAAGTTTTATATGAATGAATACGGAAGGTATTTAGATGAAGGGGTTTCAGGAACTAAGGAAAAACATTCATACATTGATTACAAAGGTAAGACAAGAAAAAGTTCATATAGCTACACTACTAAAGGTCCACCTATTGATATACTATCAAAGTGGATAAAAAAGAAAGGAATAACAGGACACGGAGTTAAAAAAGGAAGATCTAAAAATACAGGGCAATTTATTTCAGGATTTGCTTATTTAATAAGTAAGAAAATAAAAAGAGATGGAATCAAAAGTATTAGCTTCTTTCAAAAACCTGCAGGAATAGAATATGAAAAACTAAAAAAAGATATGTTGAAATTAATCAAAGCAGACATACAAAATTATCTAACAACATTTTACAGACAAAAATAATATAAGATGCCATATAATGTAATAAAAATACAATCACCTGGTGGACCAGGAATCACACCTGTAGGGCAAGAATTAATATATGTATATAGCTGCCTTGATGCAGTACAAAACGAATTAAATGTTAAGTATGTGTACACTATTGGTGGTTATAGAATTATAGCAGGATTTAGTGGTATTTATCCTATCGGTGTTTTTAAAACTACTCCAAATAATGCAGGTGTTGGAATGATAGAGCTTAGTAATCTAATGAGTAGTTATGTCGCAGCAGATAATATGTCTCAACAAAATTCTTCTTGGAAAT